ATGACACTCCGACGAATCCTTATCCATTTCACACATATCCTGTGCTTCTTTTATCGCTTCAGTGAAACGTAAACGAAGTCTCAGATTCTCCTTGATTGGCCTAACCTCCGCGATACTTGGTCGTTGATACATAGCTTCGAGAACATTCTTACGTGTCTTCGCTATCTTTATCTTATAAAGACTATTTTCGGAGAAGGTTGCAATACATCTCATCTACTTTATTAAGGTATTAAATTTTTAAGTACTACCTACGCTTCCGTGACATGTAAAATACCAAAATTATAATTATAATTAGAGGTATTATATACATGTCATCTCCACTAGTTATATAGTCTAAAATTATATTCGGATTACTCAATAAATATAAAATATTATATCTATTATACGTCTGAGTTATAGACATATTAAGCCCGTGTCCTTGTGTAGCATGCCAATACCATGGTGGGATTGTAATACTATCACCGGGTTCGAGTGTTGCTTTATATATTTTCATTTTGCTGTGGTCCATTTTAAAGAAATCATCTACAGCAAAATTACACTTATTGAAGTCTGTCACAATATTATTTTTACGTACACTTGGGTTATCGTAATTACTGAAAATATAAATAGTTTTACTTCCAAATAATTGATTCAAAATGAAATCAGAACCAACATGTAAATGTAATCCACTAGTATGATTTTTTCCTAAATATAATAGTAATTCTTGAACCCCCCTTGAAGGTGTATTGGGATTTTTCAAATTGGATAATAATTTTTCTTTTCGATCTTTTTGAAAATTTGCCCCAATTAAATCCACTTCCGCACAATATAAGTATGGTCGTTTATCTTTCTTCCAGTGATTTGTTAAATATGCAATATCACATCTACCTGTGTGTGATGCAAATTTCCCGGTTTCAGGTGTTCTGTAAACTTCAACAGGTAATCTTTCATTTCCAAATAAATTCCGTGTTTTCTCAAAACCTAGTTTTAATGCATTAGGTTTATATAATCCACGTATTACGACAGGTTTGTAAAATTCTTTTGTAATTATCTGTTCTTTTTCTTGTGGTGTCATCTGATCGTACACATATGTTGGTAAATCTAAGTATGATGTCATCTATAGTAAGGATACTATTAAAGTTTTGAACTATAAACACGTATATGAGATGTAAGCGTCGGTTGAAAATTCGTTTTCCGTTCAAAATCCGACCACGTATATATTTGGTCTTAAAAATCAAAGAGGAAATTGTAAAAAAGCAAAAACGTCGTGATCGTCGGAGGCGAAGAATGAAAACAAAATTAAAGAAGAAAACTGTGAAACGTACATATGAATATTACATCCTTGTTTAATGTTTTTAGTCGTAAAGTCGTCAAAAAAAGTATAGTCCGTGTACCAAGTGTGAAATTATGGCATCGTGGATACAATCTAAGATATCTTCAGAAGTCATGGACTCGTGGAAATAATCTTAGAAGTTTAAAGAATTAGAATCAAAAATATATATCTATGTTATATTGTGTAACTAAAAGAATATTGTCGCAAATAGACGACTCTTTACCCGTATTCAGTTTGGATAACTACCGTGGTTATGCTAGAATAACTAGTGTATACGATGGAGACACTTTCAAGGCTTGTGTCATTCTTCATGGTAAAGTGTTAAAATTCACATTCCGAACACTTGGATACGACTCCCCGGAAATGAGACCGTATCTTTCTATTGCTGGACGCGAAAATCATATCCAGAAAGCGGTGGCTGCACGCGAATTGTTTAAACATGAAGTTGGGTTCCTTCATTCTACACCACATCAATGGTGGAATCCATTGATATGTAATACTAAGGTGAAGGGGTGGGTATGGATTGAGTGTAAAAAGAATGATAAATATGGTCGAACCCTAGTTACCGTGTATAGAAAAAGAAACGATACTAAATCCGTAAATGATAAAATGATTGATTCAGGTCTCGTAAATATTTACGATGGTGGAACAAAGAAGGAATTCAAATAGTGTATGGGTACTTCCTTACCCATAGATTACATATCCATTTATCACCAGACTTTACAGGTTTCCCTCCATGTAAAGCTTTGGATGTCAATAAGTTATAATTATCAAGGGTGTCAAAAAATAATGCATCACCAGCTTTGAGTTTGTAAGATTTGTTTAGTTTTGGGAATACAGTTTCACCACCTTCGTATCCATCGTTTAGTGCTAGAATAAATGTATACATTCTCATATTTTCATCACCTTTGAATGCATCTTGATGGGGTTTGTAATGACCCCCAGGTTTATATCTGACAACTTGAAGTTTCTCACAATTACGAATTGGTCGATCGGTGTACTTTAGACACCGTTTCATAATACCACGAACAATCTCATCCTCTCTCCCTATCCAAGCAGTTTCACTTTTACGAATTTTTTCATCAACTGTTTTACTAGTAGATATAGTAGATGTCTCGAGTTTACTACTAGCTTTGTTTATGATGTGACGTCTCTCGGACTCTGATATAAAGTTTTCTATCACCGTTGGATTGGGATACCGTGGTAACAAGTATAAAACAAGTAAAATCAATATAAATAAATTTAACTTACCCTTCATCTATTCTTTACAAATAAAAATTTCTGGGGGTAACACATTTATATCTTTCTCGAATTGTTGCAAATACTTCATTTCCATAGTTAAATAATTTTCTTAAGATGTCTATGAATTCTGTTTCACGGTCTGGTTCAAGAATGAACTGTCTAAGAATATCACCACCGGAATGTGTCAACATTTCGAATATATTTGACAAATCTCTCGCTTTATCTTTGTATTTTTCCTGTCGCTGTAGAAATACTTTGAATTCCCTTTCCTTGAATTCATTCAACATATAAGCGACACGCTCACTCAAGTTGTTAACAGGTTCCACGTCCATAAACATCTGTTCCCTGTCTGCATAATATATACCGGTTGCCAAGTTTAATATATCATTGGAAGCTTGAACTTCCCTAAGTTCACGGTAGGTTGGTATACCCCCACACGGTATATCACCATGTTCTCGACTTACACCACCCTTCTTCTTAAATTCTATAAAATGGGGGTTATGGATACGCCCAGTGACAATTTCACCTGAACGCCAATCGAAAGCTGTATGACAGTTAATACACCACATCTGAGAACAACCACTTGTTTTGTGTATAACAGTTCCACACTTTGGACATGATTTACTATCTTTGTTTAATAACTTCATTGTCTTTACAACTTGTGGATCACATACATGCCCCTCTTTTAACAGTTCATTACAATCCTTACAAAAGTTATTTTGACATAGACCACAAAAATATTCTTCATTTAAGAATCCTTTACATTCCTCTTGAGGACATTTACGTATGAATTTCGTTGGTTCATCGACATATAATTCACCCATATTCCTTAATCGTTCCAGTTGAATATATATAGTTTCTAAATTATGATGAAATGCCAATACTTCTGGGAAATTGCTTATATTTTGACTAGTAATAGGAAAAGATAATTCATATTTATGATATGCATCTAGTAACGCAATGCGTAAAGTTCTAGCTTCCCTTCGAAGTTTTCGTATAGCAAGTATTCTTTCCACTTCTTTCTGACTCTGTGGCATAAGAGCTTTTTCACGTTCAAATAAAACATTTTCCCGGTGTCTCTTTAGTTCTGTATTTCGAAAATATTTCGTACAAAATGAATCAATAAATTCGCGATTCCATAAAGTCTTACACCCCATGCAATGGGGATCTTCGAATGTTGAAAGAATATATCTTTGAGAACATGAGCGACAACATGTTAAATCACAAAAAGGACATTCAACTTTTTTATGATTTATTTTATTTAGTTTTTCGCAACATACATCACAATCATTCATTAACTTAAAGGCATATTATTTCTTTAAATTACAAATTACTGACAGTAATACTTTTAGCACTGACACACCACAAATTGATCCAACACTTCCCGCATATTCTCGCGACCATATATCGTTTTCGCAAAAAATAACGTCAGTTCCGCCTCTTTGTATGACATGTATGAATGCCCATGCTTCTCATATAACTCCGTAACGTTATCAAGGTTGTCATCACACCAGTCCTCCACCTCCTTCTCTGTCATGTTCACATGGAGACCCTTTTCGATGAAATCGGCAACCTCGTCGCTGAGAGGCATGTCGGTAATCACGGTACAGTCGTCGTCAATGTGAAGCATTTTAAGATATTTTCTTAAAACTTACTTTTTACTTAGGTTCCTTAATCGTCTAGCTTCCGCGTTTACTTTCGCAGGGCTAAATCCGGGGTTGTTTTTCTTTACTTTCTTCTTCAGGTTTTTTAATACAGCCTTGTTGTCGACCCGACGTTCCGAGCGTGGGCGAGTATTCACTTTCTTCAAGGCTTCATCTCTACGAACAGCTCCTTCGATTCTTCCACGAAGTTTTGTGACGTTTGTTCTATTTTTCATACGATCGATATTTCTACCAAAGTTTGTACTTGTGTTCTTTGCCAATTCTCGGAGTTCAACCTTTTTAGCATTTATAAAATTCTCACGGGAGCCATATTTCATCTTCTTCTTGGGTTCATTCGAATTTGCATTCGCGTTTGAGTTGTAGTTAGATACTACAGAGTTCGTGTTATTGTTATTGTTACTGTCACTGTTATTGTTCTTCTTATTCTTCACCTGAATTTCTATAAGCTTACGTCTGGCATCAACGTCATTTTTGAATTGTACCACCTTTCTTCGGTGATTCATTTTCTCAACTTTGGTTAATCCCATTTTAGTGTATTTGTTTTCAATATTTTTACGAAGTGAAGTCTTTTCATTCAACTTATTCCCAATACCTTTTAAATTTTCACTTGTCTCCGCTGCTCTCAATTCTTGAGCCCAAACACCTATTCTACCTTTTGTTAAACCCTTCCTTTCTTGGAATACACCGTTATTGTTGGGTATTAAGTTAAGTTCTTTTGTAATTTTGTTTTTAAGAGTGTTCCGTTCCGAGTTGAAATTCTTGATGATGTTACGTACATTATTCTCTTGGCGCCCAACCTCTTCGGGGATATCATTTGTAACTTTTGAATTGGTGAGAGATTCGGCTGAAATTTCACCATTGTTAACCTTAAACGCATTATTTGACGCATTCTTAAAGTTGTTCGTATTGTTAGAGTTAAATGTGGGGTTATTTACCATTGTCGGGTTCTTCTTGTTATTGTTCTTATTTTCATTTTTGTTATTGTTTGAGTTAGAAAGATTGTTGTAAATGGGTTCAGCCGCGCGTCCACCTCGACGTATTCCAGTTTTAACTTGTTTCTTAACATCGGTACTAATTTCGTTGTAAATTTTATCAGCTAGAAACTTGATATCAGCATTTAGATTTACATTGTTGTTGGACTTAACGTTGTTGTTGGACTTTACATTGTTGTTGGTAGTTAATTTGTTTCCGACTTCTTGGACGACATCTTTGTTAATTTCTTTCATGAGTTGGTTAGCTAGGGAGTTAACATTACTCAGCTTTGAAATCTTCGATTTTCGCTTATTATGAACATTCATGAACAACTTAAAAGAGGCCTCATCTCCCCCCTTGTTTGGGTGAAGCTTCAGACTACCCTTAAGAAAGACCTTTCTAAGATCTGTGAGTGTATTAGCTTTATTGATACTATTGAATAAGTTTTTGGTTTCCGTATTCATGTTCTTAGTGTTCACGTTTACGTTATTCTTATTAGATGCCACTACTATACCCAGATTAGGTTTATTAATAGAGTTGGTAATATCTTGTTTCATTAATTGATTCATGATACCGTTAGTAACATGATTTACAACGTTTCTATTAGTTGTATTGGTTCGCAGTTCCTTCACGACATCTTTGTTAATTTCGGTAAGAAGTTTATTGGCTACGATTGCGACATCGCGATTGGGGCCATTTTTAGTGTTGACCTTGTTAGCACCATTGTTGGTACCAGTTCCAGTGTTGACCTTGTTAGGACCCATA